CTCCATTCGGTTCTAAAGATGGATACACTTATACATACTTCTCAAATGTAGCAAATGGAATTACATATGATGTGGATTCTGATGCTGGTGCTGTTGTTAAATTAGCATTAGCAGACCAAGTATTTAATGTTGGTACATTAAGTGATAATGTATCTACAACTGGAGCATCTCCAGCAAACACTCCATATGTAAAATCACAATTGATTTCTGGTTTAAGATATGACTTATTCCGTTTCCACACTTTAGGATATGGTAACAACGAAAACACAAGATTTAAAATTTCAATCTCCAATGTAAAAGCAGCTGGTGAAGATGGTGGTACTGATTACTCTACTTTCACTGTAACTGTAAGAGCATTCTCCGATACTGATAAGAGAAAATCAGTATTAGAAACATTTAACAATGTAAACTTAGACCCTGCATCTCCTAACTTTATCGCAAGAAGAATTGGTGATAGATTCTCTACAATTGATGAAAATGGTAAAATTACCGAATATGGTGATTGGTTGAATAACTCGAAATATATTAGAGTAGAAGTTAAAGCTGCAGGAACATATCCTGTATCTGCTGCACCATTTGGACATGGAGCATATACTAACCCAATTTATGTTGGTGGAACTGAAACATTAGTACCAGCTGCAGTTTATCAAACTTCTTCTACTGGAAACACCGCAGGTTCTCCAACTTACTATGCTGGTTTCGATTTCGAAACTGCTGGTGTTAAGTTAGATAACTTAAACTACTTAAAACCAATTCCACAAAACGCATCTACTGGTTCGAATGTGGACTTCGGATTTGATTCACAACTTTCTTACATTATGAGTGGTTCTGATTCGGCAGATATGGTTAAGAGACAATTCTCAATCGCATTCCAAGGTGGTTTCGATGGTAAATCTCCTGCTAAGAAAATAGCTAAAGCTGGTGATACAGAATGGGGTATTTCAAATACACAAGGATTCGATTGTTCATCTGCGGCAGCTAGTGGATATACCGCATACGCTAAAGCATTAAATGCAATTTCAAACGCTGATGAATATGATATCAATATGTTAGTAACTCCTGGTATCGTAAGAAGTTTACACCCATCGGTTGTAACTAAAGCAATCGATGTTGTAGAAGCTAGACAAGATACATTCTATATCGCTGATTTTAATGATTATGCTGATACTATCGCTCAAGCTACCGCACAAGCGGCAGCAGTAGATTCTAACTATGTTGGAACTTACTACCCTTGGGTTAAGACAGTAGATACGAATACTAACAAACTAATCTCAGTTCCACCTTCAGTATTACTTCCAGCGGTTTACGCAGCAAATGACGCTATTGCAGCTGAATGGTTCGCGCCTGCTGGTTTGAATAGAGGTGGTATCGTAGGAGCAGTTTCAGTATTGAATAGATTAACACACTCTGAAAGAGATACACTTTATGAAAACAAAGTAAACCCAATCGCAGCATTCCCTGGACAAGGTATTGTGGCATTCGGACAGAAAACATTGCAAGATAGAGCATCTGCACTTGATAGAATCAATGTGAGAAGATTGTTAATCGCTGTTAAGAAATTTGTAGCATCTACATCTCGTTTCTTAGTGTTCGAACAAAACACAGCGGCTACTAGAGGTAGATTCATCAACACCGTACAACCTTATTTAGAGGCAATCCAACAAAGACAAGGTTTATACGCATTCAAAGTAGTTATGGATGAAACTAACAACACACCTGATGTGGTTGATAGAAACATTTTGGCTGGACAGATTTTCCTACAACCTGCTAAGACCGCTGAATTCATTGTAATTGATTTCAACATCTTACCAACGGGAGCATCTTTCTCAGCATAAAATAAAAAAGTGAATAACTAATATTTATTAGTATAAAAAGGAAAATAAAACATGGCAGAAGTATTAGAATTTAACCAAATGTTCTTCACCAACTTCGAACCGAAGATGAAGAATCGCTATATTATGGAGATTGATGGTATTCAATCATACTTAATCAAAACAGCGGCAAGACCATCTATCAATTTCGAAACTGTGAAGTTGGACCACATCAACACTTATCGCAAATTGCAAGGTAAGGGTGAGTGGCAGGATATCACAATCACATTGTATGACCCAATTGTTCCTTCTGGAGCACAACAGGTTATGGAATGGGTAAGATTGGGATACGAATCTTTAACTGGTAGAAAAGGATATGCAGATTTCTACAAAAAAGATATTGATTTCTATATGTTAGGACCTGTTGGTGATAAAATCGAACAATGGAAGTTAAAAGGAGCATTTATTGCATCAGCTAACTTCAACGATTTAGATTTTTCATCTAATGACCCTGCTGATATCGAATTGACTTTAGCATATGATTACGCTATCTTAGAATTCTAATAAATTATTCACTACTATTATAATTGAAGAAGGTTCTCTATGTGAGAACCTTTTTTCATTTTACAACTTTTTTGTTTTGATATACTTATATATACAAACAAATAAAGGTTTAATATGAGCAATACAAAATTTGAATTTCCAACGGAAATCATTGACTTACCTTCAAAAGGGTTAGTTTACCCAGAAAACCATCCACTCAGAAAGGGTAACATCGAAATCAAATATATGACTGCACGAGAAGAAGATATTCTTGCTTCTCAAACTCTTATCAAAAAGGGTGTGGTTTTGGATAAATTATTTGAATCAATCGTAGTTGAACCGGATGTAAACATTGATGATATTTTTATTGGTGATAAAAATGCTATTTTATTAGCAACAAGAGTATTGGGTTATGGTGCTGATTATCAAGTTGAAGTAACTGACCCATTTACATTAGAACCACAACAGGTAACAATTGATTTATCAAAAGTTAAAACCAAAGATTTTGATGAAAAAATCTTAAATGGTGATAATAGATACAAATTTAAGTTACCTAAGAGTGGTGTAGAATTGGAGTTTAAACTTCTAACACATGGTGATGAAATTGAAATTACTAAAGAAAATCAAGCTTTGGCTAGATTATATAAAGGTAAAGGTGATTCTACATTCGATGTAACTACTCGTTTGAAATATATGATTCAATCAATCGATGGTAACTCAGAAAGAGGATTTATCACAAAATGGGTTCAGAATTCATTCTTAGCAATGGATACTAAGGCATTTAGAAAATTTGTTAAAGAAATAAGTCCTGATATGGATTTAACCTTCGAATTTACTTCGGAGTTGACGGGTGAGAAGGAGGCACTCGATATCCCGTTTGGGATTAACTTTTTTTACCCTTCCGAATGATTATAGTCTCCAACTTCACAATCAAATTTGGGAGTTGGTTAACTATGGTAATGGATTTACTTGGCGAGATGTTTACTTCATGCCAATCCAATGGAGAAAGTTTTACTTTAAGAAGTTGGTTGATATGAAGAAAAAGGAAGCTGATGAATATAAAAAAGCAGAACAAAAATCAAAAGTGAAGGTTAGGAGATAATCTTCACTTTTTTTTTATCCAATATTTATAGAAGTATAAATAGGAGAATTCACTATGAAAAAAGAAACTACAAATGAAGGATTGTTTTCCGCAGCCAAAAGGTTTTCGGATGCATTCTTTGATGGCTTATCTAAAAATGCATCTAACCGAATGTTGGATAAAGCAAAAAAGGCAGGAGTTCCACAGGAATTAACCGATGTAATGGCTAGGATTCAGAAGGATAAAGAAGAATTAGATGCTATTTTGGCTAAAATATCTAAAAAATAATAAATTATAATGGCTGACGATAGAGGCAGGTTAGAAGTTTTAAAGGATATTGAGGCGGCTCAAAAACGCTTAGAGCGTATTGAGGCATCTCAAAATATGCTTGTCGAAGAACGAATCAAAGCCACCGTCAGACAAAAGCAAGAGATAAAAAAACTTGCAAACGAACTTAAACAGGTCAACTTAGAAAGAATAAAAGGATTTGCGGCAGAAGAATCTTCGTTAAAATCAATGGGTTCTATCTATGATGATTTAGTTAAAAAAGATAGAGAACGAATATTAGCTCAAGTTCAGGCAAAAGGATTAACTGCACAACAAGAAGCAGCTATAAGTAGAAGTGCTGAAATCAATAGGGAATTGGCTCAATTGGGTAGAGAGGAAACTCTACAACAAGCTGCATTATTGGCTGAATATGATATGCAGAAGGAAATATTAAATGGTATTTCTTCGGAAAATCAACATATTGTTGATAATCTTACTCAGCAAAATCAATTAGCTAAGACACAATCTCAGTTAACACTCAAACAAAAAGATTTTCTCCAAAAACAAAAAGATGTTTATGATGGTATAAAAGATACCATTGGTGGTATATTAGAAACTGCATCATTACTTACATCAACTGTTGGTGGTGTATTGGGTGGTGCTCTAATCGGAGCTGGTGCTGCTGGTAAAAAATTATTAGAAACCTCAAGACAATTAGGTGGTTCATTATTATCTTCATCCAATATATCTACAACATTATTTGGGACAGTATTTGAAGATGCGGTTGGAACTACAAAATCTCTTTCAAAGGAATTTGGTGGATTAAACGATGTATCCTTAAAAACTCAGTTGAACACTAATGTAATGGCTAAAAACTTAGGTGTTGGAACTGGTGAGGTTGCATCTATGGTTGGTTCATTTGCTCGTTTAAATGAAGGTTCAGCTGAAACCGCAGAAAATCTTATCGTATCAACCCGAAACTTAGCACAAGCAAACGGATTAGTTCCCGCTGATGTAATGGCTGATGTAGCCGCATCTGCTGAAGAGTTTGCACTTTATGGTAAAGATGGTGGTAAGAACATAGCTGAAGCAGCAGTTGCTGCTGGTAAGTTAGGTGTTAGTATGAAAACCCTTAGTGGTATTACCGATAACCTATTAGATTTTGAATCATCTATAAATGCTGAATTGGAATTAGGTGCAATGTTGGGTAGAAATATCAACTTAGATAGAGCTAGAGCATTGGCATACGAAGGTGATATTGGTGGTTCAGTAAGAGAAACACTTTCCGCATTGGGTGGTATTGAGGAATTCAATAAAATGGATTACTTCTCTAAAAAGAAAACCGCAGAATTATTGGGCGTATCCGTTGAAGAATTCCAAAAGATGGCAGCGAATGCTGATAAGTTGGATAAGAACGGACAGATTCAATTATCACAATACGAACAAATGAAGGAAACCCTCAAAGGAATGGGTGAGCAAGCATTCTCATTATTACAAACTTTTGGAAGTGGTGCCGTTGCATTGGGACAGATGGGATTCAATATCAAAGATATTGGTGGTTCTATGAAAGGTATTGTTGGTGGTATCGGTGAAAAATTCAAAGGTTTATTTGGACAAGATGCATTATCGAAAGCAAGAAAAAGTGGATTATCCGATAAACAAATTTCAGCCGGATTCGGTGGTAAAAAAGCTAAAGATGCTTTAGCTGGAAAAGCCGCAAAAATGGCACCCGATACTTCGGTTTCGGATAATTTAAATAAAACTGCAGGTGGTAAAAAAGCTAAAGATGCTTTAGCTGGAAAAGCCGCAAAAATGGCACCCGATACTTCGGTTTCGGATAATTTAAATAAAACTGCAGGTAGTAAAGGACCTAAAGCTAGTAATTTACTAAAAGGTGCTGCTGCTATCCTTATTCTAGCAGCTGCATTATTCGTTGCTGCTAAAGCATTCCAAGAATTCGGTTCAGTAACATGGCCTGCTGTTGGGATGGGATTAGCTAGTTTAGCTGGTTTAGCTGCAATTGCTTATGTGTTAGGAAAAGCTCAAGGTGAAATGATTAAGGGTGCAATCGCTGTGGCTATTTTAGGAGCTGCACTTATTCCATTCGCTTATTCAATGAGTTTAATAGCAGGATTGGATATTGGTTCAGTAATGGCAGCTGCAGCGGGATTGGTAATCTTCTCAGCCGCAATCTTTGGACTTGGGGCATTAATGATGACTGGTGTAGGGGCATTTATATTTGGTGCTGGATTAGCTGCATTGGCTGGATTAGGTGTATCTATGATGGCATTGGGTGCTGGTTTATTAGTTGCAGCAGCTGGATTCCAAGCAATTGGAGGTTCGATGGGAAGTGTGGTATCACTTATCGCTCAAGTTAAAGATGTGTTAGGTGGTATGTTCCAATACATCGCACCTATTGCCGCATTATCATTAGCATTGGTTGGATTAGCTGGTGCATTAGCATTGGTTGGTGTAGCTGGTATTGCTGCTCTACCAGGTCTGATGGCAGTTGCTGCTGTTGGAACAATCGCAATGGGAGTTGGTTCTTTATTGGGAATTGGTGGAGATGGTGGTGGAGAAAGTGATATGACGGCTTTATTGGATGAAATTAAAGGATTAAGAGAAGATTTAAATAGTGGTAAAGTGGGAGTTTACTTAGATGGACAAAAAGTAACTGCTGGAGTTTCAAGAGTAGTAAGTAGAATAGGAAGTAATTCATACGCAGTATAATATAGTATGCCAACATTAGAAGAATTATTTAAAAGTAAACAATTACTATCTCAGGGTGGAAAAACCGCTGAGGAAGCATATGCTGTGCGAAACAGTAAAAAAATTCGTATATCATCTTCTAATGCATTGGTAAGTACTATTGGTATGTTACCTGCAAAAGGTGCTAGGGCATTGTTGGGTATCAAAGGAAGTGAATCTCTCTTAGAAGAAGAAATTACGGGATTAAGAATTATCAGAACTGGTTCAATACCATTTATATATGGTTCTGATTTGGGTAGATTAATATTAAAAACTACCGATTCCATTTCAACAATGAAACAGGCAACAGCTGGTGAGGCAACTGAAGCAACTGGTGCATTTGCAAAAATAGGAAATTTAGTTGGTGATATTAAATCTGCATTAGGATTACCAACCAAACTTATACCATCATTCGTAGTAAGTTCATTTGAGGGAGATGAGCTATTAAAACCAAATGATAGATACGAACAATTAAAAAGAATAAAAGCATCTGCTGCTGGAACACCTCTCAATGGATTATTGGGATTCATTGGTAAAAATGCTGGTGGTGGTAATTTATCCACAATGGGTAGAAATTTGGTAGGTGGTGCTATAAGTGCTGGTAAGCAAGAGTTAGGTAAAAAAATATTTGGAGAAAGAGGTGGTAATTCATTAGGTTCTGCCACTGGGGGTAGCCGAAATATCGGTATTAAACCAACCTCATCAAATGAATTTGTAACTATATTTACAGATGAAAGTAATAAAGCTTGGGGTAGATTTGGATATAACTATGGTTCATTAGAACCCTCTACACCACCATCTGGTGATGATAAAGAATCTGCTAAATATAGTAAAACAATTGATACAACACCGGAATCTAAAGATGGATTAGCTGGAAAGCAAGTTATCGAAAATGTACCGGCGATTAAGTTTACCGCTGAACCAGAAAGAGCGGCAAAGTTTTCTTTTGTAACTAAAAACGAAAATTACAAAGGAATCGATAAACAAAACTTTTTGGAAGCAAAAAGAGGAATGTACACCATTAGTGATACCATAAATAAACAAAATGTATATAAGGGAGAAACTAAAAAAATTGGTAATACCGAATTAGATGATTTTGATTTTGTAACTCTTAAATTTACATCATTGGGTACAGTTAGTGGTGCATTGCATTCGGCTAACTTCAGAGCAACTATAAGTGGATTATCTGAAACATTCTCACCAAGTTGGGATAGTGGTAAATTTATTGGTTCTCCGTTTAACTATTACACATATAGTGGTATTGAACGAAGTGTAACTTTTAACTTTAAGGTTTATTCATTGGATGCATCCGAACACAAAATTGCTTGGGATAAATTAAACTTTTTATCTGGATTAGTTTATCCAGCCGATTACTATGGTAATTCTGCGGTTAAACCACCAATTATTAAATTTACTTTGGGTGATATGTATAAAGCAAAAGCTGGATTCATTGAATCTCTTTCATATACAATTGATGATAATACACCTTGGCAAGTTATGGATAAAGAACAATCTATGGTTGGTAATGTAGCAGCTTCAATACCACCACTTATGGGTGGCGGCGGTATATCGCAAAATGCACAAACTCAAGAAATAGATATGAAAGGTTATAAGTTACCAACTATTGTTGATGTTGCTGTTACCATTAAATTTATTGAAAATAGAAGTTTGACGGGTATTGAAGATGGTAATAGAAAATTCTATACATTTACACCTCAATCTATAACATAATAGAATATGGCAAGTAGATATCAAAATAATGAAATAAAAACAACAAGTGATGGTAGAAGGGTATATCGTTCAAAAATATATCCAAATATTCCATTGAGAGATGATGATGTATATGTTGCATCTGAAACTGGTGATAGATTGGATACCATAGCATATGAATACTATGGTGATTCATCATTATGGTGGATTATAGCAGCAGCTAATAATATCCACAACGCACCATTTGGTTTGAAAGATGGAACAATATTAAGAATACCTCAGAATTTTATAGAAATAAATAATCAATTTACACAATAAGTTATGTCAACTTTTCCAAATTTTTCAAATATACAAGGGTTTGTACAAAAAACATTAAATTCAAGAAAAGGAAAACCCGAAGAAATATCAAAGTTAAATCCATTTGTTAGAATCGTATCTGGTGTTAATGATGGATTGGTTATGGTTTCAAATCCCGATTGGAAACTACTACAAGCAGCTGGTACAACTTATGGTTCATCTACAACTGCCGGTGCTATTGGTACTACTTGGGGTGGTACTCCAATAAATCCAAATAGTGGACAAGGATATAGACCTTCTCCAATTGTAACTTCATTAGAAGTTGATGAGGCTCAGGGTGGATTATCAAGAAAAGCAACATTTTCCGTAACTTGTTTTACAAAAGAACAAATGGAAAAATTAACGGGATATATTTTATCTCCAGGATTTTCTATTTTAATTGAGTGGGGTTGGGGAGCTGGTGGATATGGCGGATTAAGACCTTTGGATGCTAGTATAATTTCAGAACTTCAATCTGGCCCCAACTTAAATGCAATTAGAGAAAAGACTGGTGGTAATTATGATGCATATTTGGGATTCATTACTGGTGGTGGTGTTTCTATTGATGGTGATAAATGGACAATAAATGTAAAGTGTACTGGATATACTGAATTACCATCATACTTACTAAACACCGAAACCGGTACATCAAAGGGAGGAGCTTCTGCTGGTGTTGCTTGTGCTGGTGAATTATTTGGAAAAAAGTACATAGAAACTAATGTAACTACTTCTCAAAATTCTGGTTCTCCTGAAATAAATTTTATGAGAATGTACAATGAGTTACCCAAATCAAGACAAACTGCAGCTGTTAGGAATCTTTTAAAAGAACCTTTGGTAACTAATAAAGAATCTTTTATTAATTTTGATGATGAGGTATCTGAAAAAGTTAGTGAAACAACTTCTGGTACTTGGTTTGGTTTGGCAAAATCAAAAGTAAAGGTGGGTGGTAAAACAGTAGCATTCCCAATTGGAACAAAAATTTGTGGGCCTGATAAATTTATTAGGTTTGATACCGCAATGAGAATTATGTATGAAATAGGTATAAAGGGATATAAATTACCAAATGGAAAAACTGTAACATTTAAAGTTGATTATGAAGATACTTTATGTTCTGCTTTCGAAAAGATATTCAGTACAGATGGTTCAAAATTATTTATACCAAATCCAAAAACACCTCACTTTAATTTATCAGCCCCGAAAGCAGGTGCTTTGGTAGATACTTTGTATGGACCTAAAGCTTCTAATAATCAAATAGGTAGTATAGTATTTCCACAGCAAGGAGAAACAACAGTTCAACTTAAAGATGGAAGCCTTCCTATAACAAAAAACGCACATGAGGCTGGTTATTTAAAAAATTTATATATAAATTTTGATTTATTTAAGAGTGCATTAGATACTCCTAATTTTTATTTAAAAGATTCACTTTATCAACTTTTAAATGGAATGTCATCTGCTGTAAATGGTATGTGGGATTTTCAAATTGATGAAAATTATGTAGAAGAAGCTGGAACAAATTGTTTGAAAATTTGGGAAATGAATTTGGTATCAAATCAAGTTAAAAAATCATCTCCTTATACATTTAATATGATTGGTGAAAAATCTGTATTTATAGATGCTTCTTTGGATTTGGATGTTAGTGGTGCAAAGATGAATCAAATTATTGGTATAAAATCATCCAAAGCAGTAAATGAATCTGCTACAAGTGTAGGTAAGGGTATTTGGGGGCAGGATATAGATTCGGATAAACTTAAAGTAACTTTGGTAGATAATCCAACTGCAGGATGTGATGATAAGGTTGGAAGTACTCAAACTACCAAAGATGCTGAGGAATTGGCAGAAGAAAACTTAGCCATTATTTTGGATAAGGTGAGGTATTATCCTAAAGTATGGCTAAAAACACAAACACCATTCCCAGCTGATTTATTCGATATGTGTTATATGGGTGCTTACAATGATACGGCTATATTTAATGCATTTTTGAATAAAAAGAAGCAAATCGATGCTCCAGAAGAAACAACTCCACTAATGCCAATCAACTTTACTTTTAAAGTTCATGGTGTAAGTGGAATCAGGAGAGGTGATATGTTTAAGGTTGATGGTGCACCATCTATTTATGTTAAAGACGGATTTTTCCAAGTGTTATCGGTTAAGCATGTTGTGGATGGTATGCAATGGACAACCGAAGTAACTGGTGGATATCGAAATAATAAATAATATGGATATCAATAGATATAGTGAAATTTTAGAGATACAACCTGAATATAATAAGGTTAAAATCGTTTCTCATATTCCAGAACCAATTGATTTGGATTATAAGAGAGGATATATTGTACGCTACTTTTTACAAAAGTCAAATGATACTAATGGATTAATTTTTGAAATAAAGAAAAGTTCAGTAGATAAATTTTCAGATAATCCATTCTATACAATAGTTGGGTTGGATTGGAGAATCACCGGAAGTACAGCTGATATTAAAAAATCAAATGGAGCATCGGTAAGAATTGCTTCAGAAACAATTCCTAAACTTGCTCTTTATCTTCCAAACCTTTTACAATTTCATAAAAAATAACTTTGAAATACGAAATTTTTTTCGTATATTTGATTCCAAACATATAAATTTAAATGAAGGTTACGATTGTTTTAAGAACATATAGGAGGCAGGACTTTTTAAAAGAATCACTTGCATCTATTCACTTTCAAACCCATAAAGATTGGGAACTTATCATTTTTGATGATGCTGGACTTTCTGAAAATTTAGAGATATATACAAAGTTCAAAGAAGCGCATCCAAATAATAAAGTAATTTATCTTACATCAGCAACTCCACATGATATGTACAAACAATCTTGGATATTGGGGTTGAAACTAGCATCTGGAGAACTTTTTGTTAGATTAGATGATGATGATTTATTAACCGAAGATGCTTTAGAGTTTTTATCTAAAACATATGAACAACATCCTGATTTAGATTTTTCATATGGTTCATCTATTTTCTTTGGTGGTTCTAAACTACAACGAATAAGCGAAACTAGGCATCCTTATGAAGTTCCAAAAACAAGACACATATGGGAAGGTTATTTAAATGGACATCCGTATAATAATCCTTGGAGGTTTAAAATGAAACATTATGATGAACCTCAACATTATACATCCATTATTCATTGTAGTAAGGCAAATGAGATGTGTAGTTTTCACACTTATGCAATTAGAGTTAAATCCGCATTAAAAGTTATTGATAAATTTGAAATAACATCAAACTTTGTAGATGATTTGGAGATGATGGGTAGTTTAGAATATTTAGGATTAACTCATACTTCGATAAAGCGCATATTGTGTTATGTAAGAAATCACTCGGAGGGTAGACTTACTGATAAAGAAACTAAGATTGGTGGTAAGAATCTTTGGGAAGATATTCTACACATTAGAGATAAGGTTGAATTCGTAAGACCTGAAAATTTCCAAACTAAAATATACCAAACCGAAATAGATGGTAACTTTAATGAGGGTTCTATAACAACAACTCATCAGCATTATTTTTCAGAATATAGAAATAGAATTCAAAAATTAGCAGGAACATCTTTACTTAAAGAGGTTAGAGAAAAAAATATTGATTGGAGAATATTTGTGTAATTCAAATAATTTTTGTATCTTTGTAAAATGATTGTAGTAGAGTCTAACAAAGAGCAGGAAGAATTCTTACAACGATGGAACAATGAACCATCGATTGTAATTCCTATATTCTCTGATTTGGAGAAGCATCCAATGAATAATGAACTATCCTTTCTATTCGTAAGGATGGGAAATACTGATTTTATCCTCATATACAACCATATTGATGGGAAATCCCATCATTTAGACCTTTCAACCTCCACACAACCAAAATGGGTATGGAATAAGAAAGGTTTATTACAAATGGATACAAAGATACAAAATCTTTTTGATATATCCACATACACCTTCTTTCAAAGGAATGAACTTATAGCCGATGAGGTTCAATCTCAACCTTTTATCTCACATTACACTCGTTTGGGTATTAGAGAAAATTTGGGAAAGATAGCACCTCTAATGAAATGGGGTGAGTATCTCACTTCGTTCGTTGATAAGTTAAATCTTCCTACTCCAACTCCTTCTTGGATTGATAGTGATGTAATTCCCTTACTCTCAGATATCGAACGATATGGGGTTCGGGTCGATGGGGAAAAATTTCTTGATAGATATCCCCAAGCTACCAAGCACCTATCCAATAACACCCTTTACACCGAATACAACCCATATACGATTACATCCCGTCCATCCAACCGATTTGGTGGAATCAACTTTAGTGCACTAAACAAAAAGGATGGAACGAGAGAAGTGTTTATTCCAAAAGAGGGGCACATCTTCCTACAAATGGATTACGATGCATATCACCCTCGAATCATTGGTAAGATGGTTCACTATCCATTACCACAAACATCCGTTCACCAATGGTTAGCGGACCAATATGGAGTTCCATACGATGAATCTAAGGGAATCACATTCCAACTCCTTTATGGTGGGATACCCGAAGAGTTCGACTCTATTCCTTATTATAAGAAGGTTAGAGAGTATATTGAGAAGTTATGGGAGAATGTATCTCAAAGGGGGCATATAAACACTTTATATCGTAATATCCCACTTTCATCTATTGAGGATGCCAACCCACAAAAGGTGTTTAACTACCTCCTACAAGCGACTGAGACTGAGTTGAATATGGAAACGATGAAGAGAGTGTTGGAGTTTATTAAACAAACCGAAATCGAGTTGACTCTCTACACTTATGATTCATTCCTATTCTCATATCCTATGGATACTCCTAAAGAACATGCGTTAAAGTTAAAAGAACTAATAGAAATGGGTGGATTTCCTATAAAAGCAAGTTGGGGTACGGATTACTCAAAACTTTAATATTTATAGTGAGAACTTATTTCTATTGAGTAAATGAAATTAAAAGAAATACTATTAGAAGGTATGTACGATAGATTAGTTGGAGAAATCAACAAAGATTTGTTCAAAACTATTAAATCTGCTATGGGTAGTAGTGGTACTCAAGAAAAGCCCAAAAAATACAAAGGGTATGAAGTGAGAAAAGACCCAATACCAACAACAAAGATTGGTGATTTATTTAATTCGGAAAGAAGAAGTCTTTATGTGGGTGAATACTCTGATAGTGTAAGTGGAGTGGATGTTGAAGTTGAATTGAAGTTTGCGGTAACTGAAGATGGTGTAGAAAAGGGAAAATTCTATATGGATGGTTCGGCAGAAGGAGATGAAGATTACCCATCAATAGAAGTTCAGATTGCAGTTCACCCTGAAGATGGTGAACGAATATTCTCAAAGATACAACCTGTGTTGAGAGATTTGGTGAGACATGAAATTGAACATCTAACTCACGGAAGAAAATCAGCATCAGCTAAATACTCTAAGGTAATGAGAGGTGATTTAGCAATGAGAAGAAAGATTAAGAGTAATCCTGAATTATACTACAAATACTTCTTATTACCCAAAGAGGTAGATGCTAATATACATGGATTGTATTCTAAAGCAAAAACAATGAAACAACCATATCAAAAGGTTGTAGATGATTACTTAGATTCATTGGTAGATGATACGATTATCACACCTAAGAATAGAGATTTAATTTATAAAACTTGGAAACAAAGAATCCCAAAGATTGGGGGTATTCCAACACTAAAATAACATTATGGAATTAAAACAAATCATTAGCGATATTATAACCGAAGTTTCTTACCGAAGTAAGGAAGGTGTTGTGGATTTTAAAAATCCAGACCATATCAGTATCTTATCTGAGGTATTGGATGAAATGGGATTGAGTGTAATCAAAAATGAATTATTCCAAAACCTTTTTGAGGCAGAAAAGAACCCAGAAGATGAAAAGTACACAAATACTGGTGGTAGTGGTTATGTAAAATCCGATGATTACGAACGATGGAAAAATAATCCTGATGGATTTGATGGCCCAAGGTTTAGAAAAACTGATAGTGGTGATTATGTCCAAATTGATAAAGATGGTGATGATACATCCAAAGATGAAGGTCCTAATATTTTTTCACCCGAATCTGGATACACAGCACCTGATTTAAAACAAAAAAAATCTGAAACCGAAAAATCTAAAGAGGTTCAATTTTCTGAAGATGATACCAAAACAATCGATGATTTCAAAACTAGAATTGAAAAATCAACAATGAGTTCTGAAGCTAAAGCTGAAGCAAATGAGTTAGTAGAGAAACTTTCTATAATTTTTGATAAAACAAAATCTAAACAAGAAGTAATAGATACATTATCTGAATTAAATATATCTGTATCATCTAATAGAAAGAAATTATATTTGGATGATATGAGAAAGTATGGTGGTGGTTTATATAAAATCTTAGGAGATGGTACAAAAGGTAGCATTTCAGCCATTAATAAGATTTCAGAATATATGGAATTGCCTGAAGATGATAACAAAATGGCAATTGAAATCGAAGCCGCAGCTAAACCTGATTTAGGTTCTCAAAACATTCGTTCAGTATATAAGAAAAATGCAAAAGGATTTACCGATGAGGTAGATGACCCTAATGTTGAGAAATTATTCCAAACTCCCCCATTAGATAGAATTGATACCAATAAATTTAAAAGTTTGTTTGGACCAACAGATGATAATGGTAACTTATTAAGTCCATCATCAAAACACTCAAAGGAGTATCTAAAGTTCTCAATCAAAA